TCAGACGAACGGCATCAAGTGGGGTCAAGTTGCTACGGCTGGTATCGCTGACTCTGCTGTCACTTCAGCGAAGATTGCTGACCGCACGGTCGTGGCTGATGACATTGCTTTGGCGACATTGAAATTGATTTGCCCGGTCGGAACCATTGCACCGTATGGTGGAACTTCTGCCCCGACTGGTTGGTTGCTGTGCGATGGCGGTTCGATTAGCGCCTCGTATACGGAACTTCGTGCTTTGGTTGGCACTGTCACCCCGAACTTTAAGGGCAGAACCCTTGTTGGTTTGGACGGTACACAGACCGAGTTTGATGCGATTTTTGAGACTGGTGGCGCTAAGACTGTTACGTTGACCGCCGCCCAGTCTGGTCTTCCTGCGCACCTTCACAGCGTTTCTATTACCAGTGGTCCGGAAAGTGCCAGCCATACGCACAGCATAACTTTTACGGAAACGCCTTCTGGCACGTTGACAACTGTTTTGCCAAGTGCCGGATCGGGCATTATTGCGCAGGCAAGCAACCAGACATCGGGGACAACTAACGCAAACTCAGTGGGCCACGACCACCTTGTGAGTGGAAATACCGCAAACGTTGCTGCCGCAAATGCTTCTGAAGCGCACAGCAACCTTCAGCCATACGCTGTCGTCACCTACATCATCAAACACGACTACTAGGAGTAAACATGGTTAAGATTCAAACTGTCATCGGGCGAGTATTCGCCGTCTTCGGAAGCACCGCCCTCGGCGCACTCGCTGGTGGCGCTGTCATCGGTGTCGAACTGTGGAAGGCTGCCGCCCTCGCAGGGTTCATGGCTGCCGCCAAGGTGACCGAACAGTTGCTCCGGTTCTGGGCTGAGGATGGAGTTCTCTCCAAGGAGGAAGTGGCGATTGCCTTCGGCAAGAAGCCGGATATTCCTTCGGCTGAGTAAAGCCGCAATCGTCGTCTGCGGGTTCGCCCTCATAGCGTTGGGGGCTACCGCAAAGGCACAAAACATTCGGGTCACCGAAGCGACCGACTACTGGTATCAGATTGATACCACCACAGTTTTTTCTGCCCGTACCTATGCTGCTGCAGGTTACGGGTCTGACCCGATGTTGTGGTTGTACAACTCGAACGGTCAACTTCTCGCCCAGAATGATGACTGGTTCGGCCTGCAGTCCAACATCCAGATTGAACTGCAACCAGGCTGGTATCGGCTTAGGGCTGGTGTGTGTTGCGGTAACCCGAACGCTTGGTGGTCGGGTGTTCAGTATGACCTAGAGACATCCGTTTCGCCAGTTGTGCCCACAACCCAAGAAGCCACAACAACGACAAGCACAACAACCACAACGCTGCCAGAGCCGACAACAACAACGTCAACAGAACCAGAGACAACAACTTCATCGACCACCACCATAGTTGAATCCACGACCGTAGAGATATCAACCACAACCGTAGAACCCGAGCCGAGTAGTACAGTAACTACATGGCTGGATACGACGACGACGAGCAACGAGCCGCCTACGACCGTGCCATCGAGTTTGCCCGAGACAACGCAGCCTTTGCAGACATCATCCAGCACTACGACGACACAGCCAGACCCGACCACGACGACATCGACTACGACCCTGCCGGACTCGACGACCTCGACGGAGCAGAGTACGACAACCGTGGAGTTGCCGTCATCCTCGTTGACCCCGACATCATCTCCAACATCTCTGCCTTCATCATCGCAACCTACGAGCACGGCAGTTTCGACAACATTCCCGACGACTACGAATTCGATACCTATGCGTCCGGTGGCGACAACTGTGGTCACTTCCCCAAGCGTGAACGTTTCTACCGTTGCACCAACGACGACGATTCCGACGACGACCTCCCTGCCGATTGAACCGGCAACACCTGAGCAGGCCATCGAGGTTCTCTCGGAAATCTCGACACCAGAAGAAGCGCAGGCAGCGATTGAAGCCATTGCCGCCAACATCGACACTTTGACTGGGGAGCAGTTGGATGAGATTGCTCAGGTCGTAAGTCAGGCCCCTACTGAGGTGAAACGGGAGTTCGAGGAACAGGTCAACATTTTCGGCGGCGGCCTCGATTCGTATGTCCCAGCGGATTCGAATGTGACTGTCGGGCAGCGTCGGGCCCTTGTCGCTATTGGTGCTGTGTTGGCGGCAGCGCCGGTATTGGCGTCCCGCCGCAAATGATATTGTCGCCGGTATGAGCAAATATTTGGCTGCCCTTGCTACCCTGGTGGTTGCGGCCTGCTCGTCGGCCTACATCATTATTACGTTGTCAGGCCAGACGAGAACTCAGGCCCTTTGGATTACTGGTATTCTGCTCACCGCTACCGTGTTGTTGACCGCTATTGAGATGAAAGACGACGACTGATGTACCCCAGCCGCAAGTTTGTGACGCCGGATGAACTAGCCAAATGTCCGAACGGGGACATCCCGGCCCATTTGTTGTCGAACATTAAGCCTTACGGCCAGTTGTATTGGAAGGCTGCGAAGGCGTGGGATGCGATGCTGACGGCGGCCAAGGCCGAGGGTCTGGAGTTCTCCCATGTTGGTGCGTTGCGCACGTTGAAGGAGCAGGAGTCGCTGTTTGCGTCCCGCTATAGCACGAAGCCGTCGAAGCGTGTCCCGCAGATCACCCGCACCTACAAAGGCAAGACATGGTTCTTGAAGGACGGCATGGCTCCGGCTGGCACCCCCGGCACCTCGAAGCACGGGTGGGGTTGTGCAATCGATGTGGCGGCAGTCGTCAACAAGAAACTCATTAACCTTGGCGGGTCACAGAAGCACGTTGACTGGTTGAAGGCGAACTGTCAACGGTTCGGTTGGGCGTGGGGTGTCGGAGACCCGTCCAACAAAGAGTTTGAAATCTGGCACCTCGAATGTTTCGATTGTGACACCCTGACTGAAGATATCGTTGGCGGTACTGTCGAACAGGCAGCCAAGGTAGCCAAGCCAACCCGCAAGGAAAAGAAGGGCCGAAAGGGTTTGAAGGGGTGACATGGCACGGACTTTTGTTGGTCTTGCTGTTCTTGGTTGCGTTGTCTGCGCTACTGCTTTGTTTGGAGCGTATCTTCTCGAACGACGCTGGAACCATGAAAGGTTCTACGAATAATGGAACTGATAACGGTTGCGGTCATTGGCGCTGTGGGGACAGTTCTTGCGGCGCTAGTGCAAGGGATGAGAAAAGAAAATCGTGACGACCACGCACTCGTTTCCGATTCGTTAAACCGTATAGAAACCAAGTTAGATAACCACATCGACGACCATCTCAAGGGCGATATCTGACCTGCTAACCTGCGTCTCCTTATGACGCAAACAGACATCGAAATCCTCGTCAAATACCTGCAAAAAACGGTCGTCCCGCAAGCCGATCAAGCCGCATTTATCAAGGCTTTCGAGCGTCTCATTGCTCTACAAAAACGGGTTCCTGTAGCCGCATAGTAGGCTTCGTTTATGGGAAAACATCTTCTCATCTGCCCCGACTGCGGCAACGCTTGGCCCGTCGAAGAAGGCCGATACTGCTGGCTGTGCAAATCTGAAGGCGAAGAAGATTGGACCGGCGATGGAGAATGACCACCAGTTCGTTCTGATTGTGTGGGCTGACGCCCACGCAGGCGAAGGCCATTGGGACACCCTCGACCCCGACGACAAGGACGAACATCTGGTTCGTACCGTGGGGATGCTGGTCAGCGAACAAGACGGCGGGAAACCCAACCATCTGACCATCGCCCAATCAAAATCGCCTGACGGGTTCTACGATCATGTCATCCATATCCCTGTCGCTATGCGCCGCAGTGTGACATTTTTGACACCTTTCACGAAACCTATTGACAACTAGCACACCCCTTCTGTAAGGTGCGGAGCAATCCGTACAACAACAGAAAGGGGCTTCAATGCTCAAGCGTTACCGTATTGCCAAACCGGAACACGGAGGCCAAGACTGGCTGACGATCAGGTTCCGAGACGAAGATGGAAACAAGCGGGTGTCTGCTTCGGCGGTCGCAGCAATCTACGGGTTGCATCCGTTCGTTCCGATGGACACTTACGCAGCAGAGTTGATGTCAGAGGTTCCTCCGACACCTATCCCTCCGAACCCTGCTATGGAACGTGGCAACCGTCTCGAACCGTTCGTGATGGAATGGGCATCCGACAAACTGGGTGTGCCATACATCACACCCGGTGAGATGTTTGTTGCCGAGTCGAAAGGCGGTGCCCGCATGGTCGCCACCCTCGACGGTTTCTACGAAACAGCAGACGACCGGGCCGTGCTGGAAATCAAAACCACCACGAAACCGTGGGAAGGTGAACTGCCCGACTACTGGCGTATCCAAGGAATCCAGCAGGCAATCTGCGCCGATGTTGAGGAAGTGACATGGGCGGTGTTCGACCCGTCAATGCAACTCCATCTCCACGTTCAGAAAATCACGCCTGCCGAGCAGGCCGAACACATTTCGGCTGTTGAGAAGTGGTTGAACGCTATCGACTTGGGGATGACCCCAGCCGGTGTCAAATGGTCCTACGAGACGATTAACCGTCGCTACCTGAAAGCGGAGGCCCGTGTCGAAGAACTCCCAGTAGAGGCCCTCGATCTCATCCAACGGTTGAAGCACGTTAAGGCTGAGGCGAAAGCGTATGCCGAACTGGAAGACCAGTTGAAAGCCGAACTGTGCGACTTGATCGGTGAAGCAGATACCGCTACAGTCAACGGCACGGTCGTCGCTACATGGAAAGCACAGACTAGGGACTCGCTCGACATCAAAGGGTTCAAGGCTGCAATGCCTGACATCGCCCGACAGTTCTCTAAGCAAACAACAACAAGAACATTGCTTTTGAAAGGAGCAAAGTAATGGAAGCAAAACCCGCAGTACAAATCATTGAACTGCTGTCCCGAGTCATGGAAGATGTCGGTGCTGTCCGTAAAGGCGAACGGAATCAGGCACAGAACTTCAACTTCCGTGGCATCGACGCAGTAGTCAACGCCGTCTCCCCAGCCCTGCGCAAGCACGGGGTTGTGGTCACACCCGAAATCGTGTCGAACGACTACACGACCGTTGAGGTTGGTAAGAACCGCACCTCGATGGGGCATTGCCGTGTGACGGTCACCTACAAGTTTTGGGCACCAGACGGCTCATACATCCCTGCTACCGTTTCGGCAGAGTCAATGGACTCCGGCGACAAAGCAACCGCCAAGGCTATGTCGGTGGCGTTCCGCACCTGCCTGCTGCAAACCCTCTGCCTGCCGACAGATGAAACTGACCCTGACCATGAGGTGTATGAACGTGCACCACGCCAACCATCCCGTAGCGCAGCACCCCGACAGGCTGTAGCGGAAACGGCAGACACAGATGAACTGTCACCCGAGCAGCGTCAACAACTGTTGGCGGCCTGCGCAAAGGCTGGCATCGACCCGAACGTCATGGCACAAAACGCCGGACTGGAATGGGACGGAGACCTCAAAAACTCTGACATCCCCGCCCTCCGGGCAGCGTTCAAAGAACTCAAATCATTCAAGGAAGGTGCATGATGGCGAACAAGAAAACGGTAGACCCTGACGGTTTGGAAGCATCAGCAAAAATTGTTGGTGTCCGCCTCGGCAACAAGCACATCGAATGGATTGAGGAACTTTGCAAGCAACGCAACTGCAAACGTTCCACCCTTATTCGTTCGTTGATTGAACGGGAAGCCCGAGACCTTTACACGCCAAGCCCGTTCTAATGAGACACGGCATCTACACCTCGTACACGAACGGGTGCCGATGCGACGAATGTAAAGAGGCAGGACGGGTCAGAAATTCGACCCGTAGAAGAAAGATGACCCGTCTACCTCTTGAACCTTTGTTACAGGTTATGCCTGCCGATTGGAAGAAACGGCATCACCAGTCAATCGTTACATGGCAACGTATCGGGCTGACCGTGTTTCATGCAGACAGGTTGTGTTGCAAGTTTGGGCACCACCCGTGGACAGTTTATGGAGATTTATGGTTTCAAGAGATTTGGGAGAACGATGAGCAAACAAAAACAGAAAGGCACACGAGCCGAAAATCAGGTCGTGGAGTTCCTGAAACGTAATGGTTTCCCGTATGCGGAGCGTCGTGCTTTGGCTGGGGTGAACGACAAGGGTGATGTGACCGGCATCGGGCCTGTCGTGATTGAGGTGAAAGATCATCAGAAGATCACGTTGTCGGAGTTTATGTCGGAGTTGAAAGAGGAAGTGAATAACGCTAATGCTCAGACTGGTGTGGCTGTGGTCAAACGGAGGGGCACGTTGCAGGTGGGTGATTGGTATGCCGTGATGCCTGTGTCGTGGTGGGTTGATTTGCTAAAGGAGGCTGGTTACTGATGGCCGATGAGATTTGGGAGTATTACTACAACGACGCAGCCCGTTCCATTGAACTTTTACGCACGAAGATTCAAGAGTTGACTGCCGAGCGTGACAAGTTGAAGGACAGGGTGAGGCATCTAGAAATTGTGATGAAGTTCATGGAGAACGGTGACGAAATCTATGTCATTGAATAAACCGTTTGACCCTGTGCTGTACGGGCGGGATGATGACGCTAAGGATGATGTCATCAGGTGGGTCGCACGACGCTATGGGTATCACCTGTATGTGAACCCTGACCAGTACGGTATTGATTTGTTGTGTGATAACGGCTGGTCGTTTGAGGTTGAGGTGAAGCACAACTGGCTGGGTGGGAAGTTTCCGTTTCAGTCGGTGCATTTTTCTGCTCGCAAGTTGAAGTTTGCGAACAGGCAAAGTATTTTTGTGATGTTGAATTCGGGTCGTTCTCATGCGTTGCTTGTTGCGGGTGATGTCGTGAAGCGGTCTCGGGTTGTGCGGAAGGCGACGAAGTACACAACTGATGAGCAGTTTGTTGAGGTGCCTGTTAGGTTCGCTGAGTTGGTTCGGCTAGACTGACCGAATCTGTCTAACACTTGGAGGTTTATGAAACGTAACTAACCCCGTCCATCGAACAAAGGAGACCATCTTGCGTAAGCGCATCCTGACCCCCTTCATTCTGTCCCTGTCCCTTCTAGCCATCACTACAAGCCCCGCAGAAGCCTCTGAAACGCCCTCAGAGCGCCGGAGATGCGACAGGGCCATCGAACTAGCCAAGAAGGTCGGCTGGCGAAATAAAGACCTCCCCAAAATTAGGTACCTGATGTGGCGTGAGTCACGTTGTCAGCACGATTCCATCGGCAGGAACCGCAACACCTTAGGTATTGTGACCTCTCAGGATTGGGGCTACCTTCAGGTGAACGATGTGTCGTGGGTCACATACCTCCGAACAAAAGGTCTAATAAAAACCAAAGAAGACCTATTGAATCCCCGAACAAACCTGAAAGCCGGACTACTTTTAGCAGAGTATTCCGAACAGCGGGGACTCGACAGGTTCTACCAATGGCGAACAGGCTGACCACCGAACAAAAAAAGCAATACCACCTCAAACACCTGTTCGGTATCAACCTTTCCGACTACAACAAAATGCACACCCGCCAAAACGGTCGTTGCGCCATCTGCAAAAAGAAAGAAACCCGACGCAACCACCGCAGCGGAAAAATCCGATACCTCTCCGTAGACCACTGCCACAAAACGGGGCGGATACGAGGACTTCTCTGCGACAAATGCAACCGGATGCTCGGAATGTTCGAAGACAACACAACCATCATCGCAGCAATGCTCAAATATCTACGGAAGGCGGAACGTGCCAACAAAAAAACAAAAATGGCAATGTGACCGCTGCCACACCCAAGTTGTAACTTTCGTGAGGGTCTCAGAACCCCCAACCCATGTCTGCCCAAAAGCAGCAAACAAAAACAAACAACTATCCCCAAAGGAAGAACAATGAACCATATTACGATTGCCGGAAACGTCTCGCAGGAACCCGAACTTCGGGTCACCCCGTCAGGCATGAACGTCCTCACGTTCAACGTCGCAGACTCCCACGGCAAAGACGACAAAAAGAAAACCACGTTCCACTCCATCACCGTCTTCGGACAGTTGGCAGAAAACGTCGCAGCGTCCATCAAAAAGGGCGACACCGTGCTCGTCTCCGGACGAGTCGAAGTAGACGAATACACCAAGAAAGACGGGTCGAAAGGCAAGTCAATCAAAGTTGTTGCCGACGAGGTTGGTTTCTCGATGCGTTGGAACTCGGTCGTCCCCGACCAAACCGGCAAAACAATGGGTGCAATCAAGAAAGCGTTCCCGAACAGCAGAATGGATTTCGCTGACGAGGACTCGTTCTAATGGAAGACATCACCTTCGAAGACTGGCTGAAGGTGGGTATCGGACAGGGGTGGGCAACCGCCCCTGTCTGCTACACCCACGACGGCCTACCAATGACCGAAGAAGAATACGAAGAAGACGAACCGTGCATACACATCATCAGGCTGTGCGAAACACCTGAAGAACAAGCAGCCATCGAAGCCGACCACACACCCTCACAATGGCGACGGTCGAACAGAGGACTGTAGCCTGCGACCATTGCGGGACAGTCCTACGGGCATTGACCTCATGGACAGGAAACGAAACAGCAGGCTGTGACTGCCTGTGCCATGACGCACGGCGTTATGACCGAATGACAACCAAAGAACGGAAGAAACGTGCAAAGACGTAAAGGCTGGTGGGAAGACGCAGCCTGTCAAGGGGTGGGGACACACATCTTTTTCCCTGTGATTGTCCGTGGGGACTGTATGCGCAAAATCAACGAACTGTTCGCAGAAGCACGGTCGTACTGTGACCGTTGCCCCGTTCGACTCGATTGCCTCACAACCCAAATCAAAATTGAGGAAGAAACAGGACAACATGACGGCATGTGGGGTGGGCTCACGCCGTATGAACGTAAAGGGTATCTGTCGGACAAACTGTGGGCGGAACGAACGAAAGCCCGCTAGGGAAAGGGGAACCTAGCGGGCTTTCGGAACGCAGTCTAGCAGGGACGTACTAGAGGCGTTCGATTTTGTAGTAACAGTAACAATCGAGGTTACTGCCCTTTGCGCACAGCATAGCCTGTGCCTCCGACAAAAACGGTGTCGCATCAGTTTTCTTTTTTACGAAGTGAAACACTTTCCTGTCGTGGATTGCGTAGTAGCCGTTGTTCGATGTGAGGATGGGGTGGACGAGCCTGACGATTACCCACCGTTGAGGTGTCAGGTCTACTGCCTGTTCTGCTCGTTGCCGAAGACCAGCCAACAGCCTCATACCGGAACCTCCACAGCATCACTCCACGAGTTCATGGTGACGAAGTAGCCGAGACGGTTCACGAATCTGCGACCCTCCACAATCCACAGTCCCTCATCGCCCTCGATAAGTGTCCAACATCTGTCATGTGGGACAGCCTGAACAAACTCTATGTCCGTGCCGTAGGTCTCGAACAGGTGACCGTCGAAACCGTAGTCTGTGAAGTTTTGTATCGGTTGGTATTTCTCTCCCCATTCTTCGTAGGTCATCATTCGTGTGCCCTCCGAATAGCGTCCACCAGCAACACGCCACCACCAGCCAACAAAATGCCAACCAGCAACCACCAGTCGCCACCAGCGGTCTCAGCATGGTCGAACACGAAACCTGACGCAATGATGGACACAAGCCCCAACAGAGCCTCGTGGCGCACCTTACGGTCGGGTTTGCCACCAGCACGGGCAACAACAGCCTGACGGCGCTCCGCCAGCGACAATTCGTGATAGTGACCCTGTTTGCGCCAAGCGATGACGGCAGGGTGGTCAGGTGAATAATGCTTACGCTGCATGTCGTGCTCCTTGATAGATAAGTTCCGCTAGCCGTGCCACTTCGTTGGTGTCACGCAACACGATTTGTACCGTGCCGTACATGTCTTCGTAGACTTCGAGGTCTAAACCTGCCCAGTCCAAACTCTCAATGATTGTTTTACGGTTCGTGCCGTTCATACCTTTTCCTCCTACCACTGTTCTGCTGGTTCGCTAGAAACAAAATCACCGACAGACAAAACACCGAAGTTTTCGGTAAAATCTTCCCAAGCCAAAGCCTCTGCCTGTTCGTGGTCTTCCGCCTGTACCTCTATCGTGTAGTGGAACGTGACGTAATAGTTCATCACGCCACCTCCCAAGAGTTCACGATGAAGTCGCCGTACTCGTTGCCGACAACGATGTTCTCGTCGGACTCCAACCAGTAGAAGACCCTAATGTCATCGTCAAGGTCTCCGTCGCCGTCATAGCCTGCAGGCAACCTGCCGAACCGTTGTTCGATAATGTCCGTTTCGTTACGGTAATGCCCCGTAACAATGTATTGCTGTGTTTTCATTACAGACCCCTTTCTAGGTCTCACGCCGATACCCCTTGTATCGGTCGCTAGTGGGTGGGCAGGACTTGCACCTGCCTGTCTGCTAGTCACCCGACTGGCTACGCCAGCACCGCACCATCATCTGCTAGTTCGATAATCGAAATGACGGTCATCTCACGGGACTTATCAGCCTCATGTTCGTACTCCCCGTCAATGTCACAGTCTTCGTCCCATTCGTCGTAGAACCAAGTCACGTTACCCAAGTCCCACAAGGTCTTAGCCTTGTCCTTGTCGGGCAGGCTGTCGAAACCGTCAGGCAGGCTATCTGCCGTATAGTACCGACATTCGTACCTGTCGTAGTAGACCGTATTGCCCAGCCCGTCCATGTAGTACATGGGCACGTTTTCTTCTACCCTGAAGTAGCGTTCCATTACTTGCCCTTTCGCATTTCGTTACGCAGTTCTTCGACCAGTTGCTTAGCCCAGTCAAGGGCGGTCTCGTAGTCATTGCCTATGGTTTCTTCGACGTGGTAGGCGACGTTTTCTGTCAGTCTGACCAGTCGTTGCTGTGTCTCATTCATTGTGTCCCTTTTCTTTTTGTGTAGCCCCTTTGACTACAGAACCAGTATAGCCTATCGTGTAACGCTTGTCAAGGGGTAATCCTGTGACTCTTGTCACACCCCAAGACATTTACCTAAACCCTAAGTCTAAACCTTCCGTCTAATTCGCAACCAACTCGGGCACGTTCATCTCGTACACAATGTCCCGAACCGTCTCCCCCTTATCCTCGTCAGACATGAACGGTTCGATACCCCCAAGACACCCATAGTCAATCACGATGGGGTTACCGTATGCGTCGGTGCCTTTGCGCAATTCGACCACGAACACTTGGTAGCCATAGTTCAGTATGTCTCGTACCGCCTGACGTAGTTCTTTCTTGTGTTCGTAGGTGACCCAACCTTTCCGCAAATCGTCGGGAGGTTGCCACCAAAACGTGTCACATTGCGTACTGACCTTTTCCGCCATACCGTCGAACCCGTCAGGTCGTGTCGGTTGGTAGTCATGTCGCCCTATCGGAGACACCTTCCCGAGATAATCGTAATCGTTTATCGTCGTGTCGGCATCTTGGTCTTCACGGAACCGTAGCGTCATGCCGTCCCCGATATCGAGCGTACCGTGCCGTGCCAGTTCGTACCCTTGTTCTTTTGTCAGTTCCATTACTTGTCTCCCTCTACTTCTGCTACGTCCCACGGCTTGTCCCATCCCGCACTACCGTCAAGGTCAAGAGCCGTCAGGTCATCGTCGGACAGTTCGTAATACCTTTCCATAGCGTCGGCGTGGTCGTCCGCCTCGATTAGGTAGCAATGGTGGATGCTTTCCGTGACTTGTACCATGTATTTTTTCATTAGTTGCCCATTTCTCCTAGTTCTATCGCCGTTGTCATCATGTCGAACATGGCAGACCATGTCCCTTCCGCAACGGTTGCCTGACGCAACACCGTGCCATCGTCGCCGTGCCTGACGGTAATCACCCCGTCTGCTAGTTCGACAGTTATAGAGGCTTTGCCCCGTTCAGTTGCCATTAGTTGTCCCTTTCTATGTCCCGAACCATGTCTTTTACCTTGTCGGGCAAGTCTGCCCAACTAATCCGTCGGTGACCATGACGGTAACGGTACGCCCGTGCCATGTGTAGTGGCGTGGACTGCCACCCTGAGAACGTGCCCGTCTCGTTAGTGGCAAGATACATGACCTCGCCGTGAGAGATGGCATTCACAAATACCGTGTATCGGTCTACGAACTTGTCGCCTGCGTCGAAACAGTCCACAACGTAGTCAGGTGCCCCGTCTCTCCATTGTTTCCCTGCTCGCCTGATAGTTGTCTGTCCCATTAGTTGTCCCTTTCGTCGCAACGGCACACAAGGTCACCGTTCTCGTCCAAATCGTCCTCGTCCCAATATGCCCACACGGTACGGCAAGCGTGACATTTCGCCACCAATGCCCCCGTGAAGTGTGCCCTATAGCGTTCCATTACTTGTCCCATTAGTTGTCCCTTTCTAGTTTGTACGGTGAATCTGGAACGAAATTATATTCGTTCGCCGTGACGTAACAGTCAATGACCCGTGCGTCCTTGTAGTAGAAGTCCACTACCTTGCGGTATGCCTCAGGTGCCGAATGTGCGTCCACATAGTGCGTGGCGAGGATAGGACGGGGGGAGGGTTCGTTCGTCCCCGTGCGGTAGACAATTTGCACCATATGGGTTTTCATCGTGCCACCTTGTGCAAATCTTTCTTGCGCATGACTTCCGTCTCATCGACGACAAACTTTACGTCGGTGTCGAAATTGAGAGACGTATAGAGCCCCTTGAGAAATTCGGTGGCGTGATGAATGTAGGTGGCGTAGCCATGACCGTAGGTGAACCCTGTAAGGGTCTCTTTGTCCCCGTCGGGGTGGACTACTGCCAGAGAGTAGTAACTATTCCCGTTCGGCTTGTCAAACCAACGTCGTGCGCATAGCACGAACACTTTCTTTTCCATTAGTTGTCCCTTTTCTTTTGTGTTACCGTCCGTGTGACGGTAGTCCCCTAGTAGGTCATGAACCTACGCCGACTGTATCGGGCTAGGGGTGGGGGTGTCTAGTCCATTTCTATCCAACGACGACGAGCCTCTCGCCGTTCGTAGGCTCGTTCGAGCCTTTCGTCGGGCTTGAGACAACCCCAGAAGCCCGACTCTAGGTAGGCTTTAACGTGTTCTAGTTCGTCCTCGTTGTACGTTCCGTCAAACGGAAACGGTCGGTTGCTCATTTCTTGTCCCTTTCTTTTGTAATGTTCCACGTGGAACATAGTCCCCTAGTCCGAATCGAATCGGCACGCCCAAGGCGCTAGGGGTGGGGGTGTCAAATTGTCCATTCCCCGTTCGGCATACCGCAAGCGTCCAAGAATCGTTCGGTGTCGAATCGGTCGTTACGAATTGCGCAAAATTGGGCGAGACATTCCACGAGGTTGGCAAGGGTAGCCTTGTCCCCAGTTCGTGCGTTCGCCCTAATTATGTCGGCGAGCCAGTCAATTTCTTTCTTAGTCATTAGTTGTCCATTTCCATTCGTGCAATGAACTGGTCAAGTGTGCAAAACTCAATGAACTGAACGGTACGCCCATCGGCAAGCGTCAGTTGTGCGTGAGTCTTGTTGGCATAAGCGACGGCTTGCCAGTTTGTGCCCTGTGCCATCGTGCGCCCACTAATCGGGTCTGTCCATTTTTTCATTTCGTGTCCCTTTCTATGTATGTTCCACGTGGAACATAGTCCCCGTTCGGCATCGAAGCCCACGCCCAAGGGCGACGGGGGAAACGTTAGGCGGACTTAGCCCACGCCCACGACGACGCCCACAAAATGGCGTTCCCGCCTGTGGACTTCACGCCCACCACGAGCGTACCCTCTCGCCCTTGCTCGACGTAGAGAACGTCGATTACCTGTCGGGTCTTGCCGTTCCTGTCGGCTTTGTGGACGACGGTATAGGTCTCGCCTACTTTCGGCGTGATGGTTTCCATCAGAGACCAACCATCGGGATATGCACTACCCATGTCGTCGCTTTCTTCTTCGGCTTGGGTTCCCGTGGCTTGGGTGTCCACACTTTCGGACTTGCGTTCTTCTTCTTCATTGTGTCCCTTTCTGTTGTATGTTCCACGTGGAACATCTTGTCCCTTGTGTTTCACACTCTATCAAGTGTGTCACACTTTGTCAAGTCCTTTGTGTGTGAACTTTGTCACACTCTCCGAACCTATCTCATCGGGACTGTCCCCGACTTGATGAAACACACTCTACCAAGTGTGTCACACTTTGTCAAGTCTTTTCTATGTGACTCTTGTCACACCACCAAAACGAACAAGTGTTCGACCATACGAACATACGTTCGGGGCAGGACAGTATAGCACACCCGCCACCAAAAGTCAATATGACACTTGTCACACAAACACACGTTCGCCCCAACACGTTAGGCTAACCTAACAAGACAGACAAAATGAGAATGACTCTCAGAACCAACAGAACCACATTCCACAATACGGAACATACAACCAGCAGACAAGTAAGGCACACCTA